CTCCAATTGGTCATTCATACCACATCGGCCTGCTAGGTTTGTGAACTATGTGTATGGCCTTGACTTTGGATACAATCACCCCACTGCACTCATGCGAGTCTATTGGTGTGACAATGACATCTACATTGAGCCTGTGATATATGAGAGCTACCTCACTACTCCCATGCTCATAGACAAGATGCAAAGCTTCAACGTGGAGAAGACCATCACCATAGTAGCAGATTATGCTAGACCTGAAATCATAGCCGAGCTAAACAACGCAGGATACGATGTTCAGAACGCAAACAAGGTGGTCAAGAAAGGGATAGACAACATCAAGACATTCGGGGTCCTATGCCAGGATGATAAGGCCATCAAGAAAGAATATGAAAACTACAAGTGGAAAAAGGTAGGGGACATGATAACCGATGAGCCGGTCAAGATGTGGGATGATGCGATGGATGCCATACGTTATGCCACTACTCACATCCGACAGGAGTACTATACGGATGATAGCTACTACGCGTTTTAGAAACACTTTGCCTGCCTAGAATAATATAGGTATGGCAATGACATTAAAGGCTGCACCTCAGCGACTCACTCCAGCATACAACCCTGTCAAATATATCTACGACAGCACCAACAAAAACCTAGCAGGGTTTAAGTATATCTTTGAGGTGTATGAGTCAGGCACAGCCACTCAGATAGCAGAGTACAGGGTGCTACCTGTTTACTCTACAGGGTATGGTGAGATAGATTTAACTAAGCTACTTCAAGCCTATGTAAGCTATGACCTATTCCCTACCAACACCACAGTGTATAACGCAACGAATAGCCACTACAAGTATGACCTTAAGGTAGGTGAGGAGTATCTAACTACGACCTCATTCACCTCAGCCATGACTCAGTATGTTACCTCACCCTATGCAGGTAAAGTACAGCTGAATGGCACTAACTCATTTGTGGTGGGTGATCAGATAGTCTTAACTCAAACAGGAGTAGGTGCAGTGAATGCTAACTTCGATGGACTGTACACTGTGCTTGTTGCTACTAGTACATACATTGTGATTAACTTTCTTTGGAGCTCCATCACCAACGCAAACAAGGATGTGGCCATCACCTATGCAGATGGGAGAAAGACTACCACATACAATATCATTGATGATCTGAATAACTTTGTATTCAATGGTGCACTGCCATGGACTCAATGGCCTGCATGGGATGAGACTAACTATGACTTGAGCAGTAACACTGACAAGTTCCTTACCTCCATTCCTGCTACCAACTTTTACTCTACACTATCTCAGGACCTTTGGATGAATGCAGTCTATGGCTTTATTCCTGGAGGAACGCACAGGATAGTATTCACCAATGATGGGGGTGATGTGTTGAGAAAGAGTGTAGGAGCCACTGACCACATCACAGGCAATGCGGTAGGTCCTAACAACGCAGGCACACTGACTGTAGTCTCAGGCTCACTGCCATTGATTAAGCCTACCACTCAGTGGTATGAGTACTACTATGAGCACAATGGCTCACAGGTAACACAAGCCTACCGAGTGAACATAGATCGCAGAACACAGATGCAGGAGTACAGCATCATATTCCTAGACCGCTATGGCTCATGGGGTAGCTTTGCATTCACAGGTAGAGCATACCAAAGGGGTACAGTTCAGCGTGAGCAGTACAACATGGATGTGCTCGGCAAGATAGCTAGCACTGAGTGGACCTATGACCTGATAGATAGAGGGTACATCAATAGCTATGTAACAGTGGAGGAAACCATTGACCTCAATACTGATTGGATGACTGAGGAGATGGCTACCTACTTCACTGAACTAATCAGCTCACCATACACTTACTTCAAGATAAGCAACTACGATGAGAGCTGCGACATCCCAGAGAGCACTGAGTATATCAGCTGCAACATAGTGAACTCTAGCTATGAATACTACAAGCAACGGAATAAGAACTTAATCAAGCAAAGCATTACTATTAAGCTAGCTAATAACGACATGGTCAATGGTTAGGATACAACTAGCAACAGGATACCTTGATGTTAAGGAGGGTACTTCATTCCCTTTGACATTTCAGGTAGGAGACATCAGAGATATAAGTCAAAGAAAGGGTAACTTCTCTAAGACCATTGTATTGGTAGGTAGTAAGAATAACAATAACCTGCTCAACCACTACTACGATGTGAACATCCAAGCAGGAACGTTTGACATCAATGCAGTAACTACCTGCTCAGTTATTCAGGATGGAATACCTGTCATGGAGAACGCTAGCCTACAACTCACAGCCATTAAAAAGGTACAGATTACTGAGCAGTATGAGGAGCATGTTGAGTATGAGGTATTGATTAAAGAAAGCAAAGCAGATTTCTTTACAGCCATCAATAACCTTGAGCTAACCGATATAGATTTCAGTGACCTCAACCATACATACGATGCGTTCAATGTGGTGAACAGATTTACCAACACTGAGGTGGATGGCTTCAAGTACTTTCTACCTGGTAGTGGGGATGCGTTCTACAGCACTCAGGAGTTTAAGCCTGCCATCTTTGCTAAGACTTACTTTGACCGTATATTCCAAGGTGCAGGGTTTACATACAGTTGGCCTGACTTGGTAGATGATAAGTTTGACAAGCTAGTCATTCCATACAATGGAGATACGGATAACTTTGACTATGCAGATTATACGGTCAAGGCTAATGCAGGACCAACCACTTACACAGGTACATTCTTTGCAGGTTCTGCTGAGTTTCAAAACTTACAAACCATAGCAGGATGGACTGAGACCGAGGACCCTCAGAACATTTACAATCCTGTTACTGGAGTGTACAGCACCCCATTCAACATCAGCTCAAATAACGCACAGCAGTATGACTACAATGTGCAGATACAATATGAGATAAGACTAGTCAACTCTTCAGGTGTAACTTTGTACTCAGGGATGAATGGTATCTCATCACCTCAATTCTATCAACCTCAGTTAGCACTCACTCAGAATGGTACTGTGTGCTACACTGTCAACCTATACACCAACCCTGCACCACTTAACAACAGTGCTACGGTTACCTATGCAGTTCAGACTCCTACCTCAATACCTAATGGTACTACTACAGTATTAAGTCAAACAGCTGTATGCACTATGGCCTTGACTGCTCAGAACTTACCACAGCTATCTCAAGGTAGGTTAGCTATTAAGGTGCCAAAGATATTAACACCTATTACCAATGCTCAAGCTCCACTATGGAGAACAGTGTCAGCATCAGGAACTCCATGTGCATCGGGTCAGATTAAGATACAGGCAGTGATCACTAGCATTGACATCAGCATTACCCCATCCAATAACATTGTGGCCATCGGTGGTACTATTGATGTGAATGACTACGTGCCTAAAAAGATAAAGCAGAATGACTTTGTTAAGGCTATCTTCAACATGTACAATCTCTATGCAGATGTAGATAAGACTCAACCTAATCAACTTAACCTCATCCATAGGGATGATTACTACGATGCAGGTAAAGAGGTAGATTGGACATACAAGCTAGCCAAGGATAAAGAGCAGTCATTGTCATTCTTACCTGAGCTAACAAGTAAAAAAGTAATACTCACCTATACACCTGATAAGGATAGCCCTAACCAAACGTATACGGATGCTACTAATCAAATCTATGGACAAGCAGAGGTAGTCTTTGACAATGAGTATGTCAAGGATGTAACCACTAAGCCTGTTCTCTTTGGTCCTACACCAATCATCCGTACACCATTCGGTGCATACGTTGGAATGATTGCAGGACAGGCACCTAAGACTAACCTCCGTATCATGTACGACAGTACAGCTGAGATAGGATTGAGTACCTGTTCACCATACCACATCTATGACTACGGTACAACGGGTATGACAGGTGTAACTACTTACCCGTATGTAGGTCACTTCGATAACCCACTCAATCCTACTTGGGATCTAAATTTTTCAGTGTGTTCATTCTACTACTACCAACCATTAAGCCTAACCGATAACAATCTGTACAATAGGTACTGGAGACGTACCATGGGGCAGATTAATAGTGGTAAGATGTTGACTGCATTCTTTAATCTCAAGGAGTCAGACATCCAACCCTTAGAGCTCAATGATAAGATACGCATAGACAACTCATGGTGGAACATTAACAAGGTCATTGATTACAATGCTAATGCTAATCAGCTCACTCAGGTAGAGCTCATCAGCATAGATAGTGAGGTGAACTTCATGCCATTCATTAACCCATTCGGAACACCTGGTGTAGGACTACCTAACATCTCAGGTATTCAACAGGTAGCTAACAGTACCATTGTTAAGACGAAGAGCATGAACAGCAACGTGCTCACAGGTGGTGGTATCATTGGTGAGGTAGTGAACAGGGGTAACATTGTACCGGGTGGACTCAGAGTCATGGTGGCAACCGAGGGCTACTCCGTTGAGAATGATGGTATAGTTACTGATAACCTAGTGGTAAGGGGTAGCATGAATGGTATACCTGTTGACCCTGCATACTACAAGTACACAGCTAACCTTGACCAAACAGGTACAGCTGACCCAATAGCCTATGTAAAAGAGGGTAGCTTTGGAGATATACTTTGGGTTAGGAATGCAGTAGGTCAGTATGAGGGCTTCATTCAAAATTGGGAGATAGGTACTATCCTAGATACTGAGTTAACGGTAATGATTAACAACATATATTTTGATGGGGTGATCAGTGCCGCTTACAGTGCAGCTAATAACAGCATATATATAACGACAACACAAATTGGGGTAGGCTTCGTAGATGATTACCTTGGGATGAACACATTAGAAATAAGATATTATAAGCCATAAGATGAATGAAGTAGAAATACCATTAAAGCTCGGTGGCATTGCTGCCATTAAGGCGGAATTAAGAGACCTCAAAGGTCAGATAGCAGATGCTACTGATCCAGAAACAATGACCCGATTAGCACAGCGTGCAGGGGAACTCAAGGACCAATTAAAGGATGCTAATGAGCAGGTCAATGTATTTGCTACTGGGTCAAAGTTTGAAGCAGTATCTAATAGCTTTGGCTCTATTAAGAATGACCTCATGAGCCTAGACTTCGAGGGTGCATCTGAAAAAGCTAATGTATTTAAGAAAACCCTAGGAAATCTTAACCCTAAAGATATTGGTGGTGCATTCAAATCACTAACATCCGTTATCATGACTGTTGGTAGTGCATTCGTATCATTAGGTGCTACCATTCTAGCTAACCCTATCTTTTTATTGATAGCTGTTATCATTGCTATTGTGGCAGCCATTGTTATATTCCTGCACAAGATAGGAGTGCTACAGAAAGTACTTGACTTTTTGATGATACCTATTAACGCATTGATTCAGGGCTTAAAGGATTTAGGAGATTGGCTAGGATTAACGAGCTATGCTGCAGATGAGAACGCTGAAAAGATGGCTAAGGCCAATGAGAAAGTCTCAGAGAGTTCAAAGAAACGTAGTGAGAAAATAGGTGAGAGCTATGACCAGGAGATTGCCATGGCTAAGATATCCGGTAAGGATACCACTCAGCTCGAGCTTGACAAATCAAGAGCACTAGAGAAAGAGGCTATTAAACGAAAGACTGCAGCTAAGAAAGCCCTTGAGGCAATGAGACACCAAGAGGGTGAAGAGGCTACTAAGAAACGTGCAGAGTTAAGAAAGCAGATTGAGGCTGAAAGTAAAATCATCCAAACAGGAGTCAATGAACGTAAACGTATCAAGGCTCAGGAAATACAAGACCAAAAAGAGGCAGATAAGAAAGCAGCAGATGATGCAGCAGCAGCAGCAGAGAAAGCTAGGGAGAAAGCAAAGCAAGCAGCTAAAAATAGATTGGATAACGCTAGGACACTTAGAGACTTTGAACTATCACAGATACAGGATGCTAATGCAAGGGAGGTAGCAATAGTAAATGAGAAGTATGCAAGGTTAATGAATGACCTGAAAACAGATGCTAACAAAACAGCAGAGGAAAAAGCTAAGTTTAATGAGATGTTCAGAACGCAACAGCAGCAGGAACTTGATAAGCTAGCAACAGATAAGGCTAAGATTGAAGCGGATAACCTTAAGAAAGGTAATGAAATCATAGCTGATTTACAGCTACAGATGATGGAGGAGGGAACAGCCAAAGAGTTAGCCATGACCAAAGCCAAGTATGACAAGCTACGAGCTCAGACTCTAGCAGATGTTACACTAACTGAGGACCAAAAGAAAACCCTAACCGAATTATACAATAAACAGGAGGAGGCAGAAAATCAGAAGAGAGCAGATGCCAAGTTAAAGCAACAGGAAGCGTTATTGAAAACAATAACAGATGCAGAGCTCACTGAGGACCAAAGAAAACTTGAGGCACTCAAGACTAAGTATGATGCAGAGTTAAAACTAGCTGAGGACAATGAGATACTTAAGGCAGCTTTGCTTAAAAAGT